TCTTCTACCAGCGCTTATTCTTGCGGGCGCTCTTCCGTCACAGATATGTCTATGCTACCTTCGTTCGAGCATGGTCCAAGTCTTTTATGTCAGTTCTCGCAATGATGTTGAAAGCTATCCTTTATCCGAATGCACGTCTCTTCACAGTCGCAGGTGGTAAGAACCAGTCTGCGGAAATTCTAAAAGGCAAAGTAGACGAGCTATGCAAACTTATCCCAGCATTGGAAAGAGAGATTATCTGGGATACTCGTGGCACACGTGCGCGAACATCGCAGACTAAAGACACTGTTATTTACACATTCAAGAATGGCTCAACTCTAGAAAATGTTGCCGCGAGTGAGAAAACCCGTGGTAGACGTTTCAATAGCGGCCTAATGGAGGAATGTGTAGGTATTGACCAGCAAGTGCTAAACGAAATCATTGTTCCTACGATGAACGTAAACCGAATGGTCAATGGTAAAGCTGATAGCCAAGAACAACTGAACAAATCTCAAATTTACGTGACTACCGCAGGTTATAAAAACTCATTTAGTTATGAAAAGCTAATCCAAATCTTATGTCAGTCAGTAGCTCGTCCCAACGACGCTATTATCTTAGGCGGTTCGTGGCGAGTTCCAGTTGTTGAAGGTCTACTCGATAAAAACTTTGTGCGGGACTTGAAGATGGACGGCACATTCAACGAGGACTCCTTCGACCGAGAATATAACAGTATTTGGACTGGCGATATAGAATCTGCGTTCTTCTCTTCAGAACGTTTTGACAAGCAACGCAAAATTCAATTACCTGAATGGAAATATAGTAGCAGAACTTCAAAAGAAGGATATTACATACTTGGTGTTGACGTTGGCCGCTTTGGCTGTACAACAGAAGTAGTTGTTATCAAAGTCACCCCAGCGCAAGGTGATATTCCTAAAAAGAGAATTGTCAATATCTATTCTTGGGAAGAAGAACACTTCGGTGTCCAAGCTCTAAAGCTAAAGCGACTATTCCAACTCTATAAATGCCGTGCGGCCGTCGTGGACGGAAACGGTCTGGGCGCTGGCCTTGTTGATATGTTGACGATGGATACTGTAGACCCTGATACAGGAGAAGTCTTATACAACTGGGGCGTTATAAATGATGATGAAAAAGTTTACAGAAATATGGAAACTGAAAACACCATCCAAGATGCTATGTATATAATGAAAGCTAACCAGATTCTAAACTCAGAAATGTACGCCTACTGTCAATCAGAAATCAACTCCGGTCGAGTCAACTTCCTAATTGACGAATCTACTGCCCGCAACAAACTAATGTCTCAAGCACAAGGACAGAAAATGTCACCAGTCGAACGAAGCAATTATCTCTATCCATTCACTCAGACCTCCATTCTAAAAGACCAAATGCTAAACCTAATCCAAGAGAATGAAGGAGCACACATTATCCTCAAACAAGCTTCACGAGGAATCAAGAAAGACAAGTTCTCCGCTCTAATTTATGGCCTTTACTACTGTAAGCTGCAAGAAGATAAGATGCGGCAAGGTAAACGCCGCAGATTTACAGCAGGAGATTTTATGTTCTTCAACTAAAATCAGGACCAAAAACAATAACTCTCTCCTCAGTTTTTTTATATGTAATTGATAATATATACTGAGGAGGGAGCTGGTTATTATGATGTCTTCTCTCTTGGAGATAAAAATACATAATATTCTAACTGATTATGATGTTCCCTTTGCAGAAGAATACGAATTTGATGATTTGATTGCTTCTAGTGGACGTCATCTTCGTTTTGATTTTGCGGTTTTCAATGATGATGGAACCCTTGATTTTCTAATTGAAGCTCAAGGAAAACAACATTATGTAGCCGTAGGTAAATTTGGCGGTGGAAGAGGCGTTAGCCGCCAAAAATATAACGATATACAAAAGAAAAAATACTGCCAACAGCACAATATCAAGTTAGTTTGTATTCCTTACTACGATGAAAACAAATTATCTTACGATTATATTATGCGGGCAGCCGGTTATTAGAAAAGGAGGGTCAGGTTTGGACAATACAAGATTTCAAATGGTCTCTTCTAGTGAACGACCCTCTCTTGAGTTCAACAAAATGCGTGTTGATAACAATACTTTTAGAGACGATGTTGTTCTAAAGGTAAATGATACTAAACAGCAGGGCCGAGCAAGAAAAGCCAAGAGAGCAGATATTGAACGTGCAATTGAACGCCAAGATATTGCGGCCTTGCGTGCGTTATCTAATGAGTTTTTCCTGCGCAGCGGTATCTATTCTCGTCTATGCCGTTATGTTGCTTATCTTTACCGATATGACTGGTTCGTAATTCCTATCATCAATTCTGATAAGGTAAATGAAGATAAGGTTATTGATAACTGGTTCAAGGCGTGTACTATATTAGATAACTCCAGATTGAAGCGTAACTTTGGAGAGATTGCCTTAAAGGTAGTACGAAATGGTTGCTATTACGCATATCGTATTCAGCAAAAAGAAGCTGAATATCTACAAGAACTACCTCTTGCATATTGCCGCAGCCGTTATCGTCTAAATGGCAAGAACATTGTTGAGTTCAACGTCAAATATTTTGATGATTGCTTCAAGGATGCGGAATACCGTGTTCGTGTATTGAAGATGTTCCCAAAAGAGGTTCAACAAGGATATATCAAATACAAAAAGGGCGCTCTTGATAAAGACTTCAATGGCGACCAAACCGGGTGGATTTCTTTAGACCCAGAGAAGACTATCAAGTTCAATCTAAACAATAGTGATGTTCCTCTATTCGTATCTATCATTCCAAAGATTATGGACCTCGAAGACGCGCAGGAATTGGATAAGAAGCGAATGGAGCAACAGCTAATTCGCCTAATTATCCAACAGATGCCAATCAATAAAGATGGTGTAATCATCTTCGATGTTGAAGAAGCCAGAGAACTTCACCGCAATGCAGTCCAAATGGTTGGCGAAGCGGTTGGCGTAGATGTTCTTACTACTTTCGCAGATGTAAAGGTTGAAGACCTGTCTGATAAATCTAATATGTCCGCTGCGGACCAACTTGACAAAGTTGAAAGAACAGTGTATAATGAAGCTGGTGTAAGTCAAATGCAGTTCAATACAAGCGGTAATTTAGCGCTTGAAAAGTCAATTGCAAACGATGAAGCAACAATGACTGACTTACTTCTCCAGTTTGAGGAATATGCGGAAAGCATTCTTTATAGCTTCAACCGCACACCTAAGAAGTGCTACTATAAAGTTCAAATGCTTCCAACTACTATTTATAATTATAAAGAACTATCTAAGATGTATAAAGAGCAGACACAGATTGGTTTCTCTAAACTTCTACCTCAAGTCGCTCTTGGACAGTCTCAAAGTATAGTCCTTGCGACTGCTGTGTTTGAAAATGAAATGATGCACCTAGGCGATTTGTTCATTCCACCCCAAATGTCTTCTACTATGAGTGGTAAGGCTGCAAGCGGGGATACCGAAGCGTCTGGCGGAAGCAAGGGCGGACGCCCTGAACTTCCTGATGACCAAAAGTCTGAAAAGACGATTATAAATAGAGAAAGTGCAAGCTAAACGGATTTTAGAAAGGAGGCGTTACAAATGGCATTGAAGCACAAATCTGAAGTAGATATGATTCAAGGACCAGAGTTCATAAATCTTCAACCTCTTGATGTAAATCCGCTTATGTCTGAATGTGAAATCAAGGTACTTTATCTAGGTCATAATCGTAACGGTTCTTATGTGAATAGAGAAACAGCTGAATCAATGGCTAAAACGTTGAGAGGAACGCCAATCGTTGCGGCTTGGAATGAGGACAAACAAGACTTTGGCACTCACGGACACGTAATGACAATTGAAGATGGAGAAATCAGTTTTTCTTGTAAAACTGTTCCTTATGGTTTCGTTTCTCCTGATGCAAAAGTGTGGTTCTCTAACTTTACCGACACTGATGAATTTGATAATAAGGTAGAACGAACATATCTTATGACTACCGGTTATTTGTGGACTGGTCAGTTCCCCGAACTAACAAAGGTTATTGAAGAGGGACAACCTCATTCAATGGAACTTGATTCAGAAAGTTTGGATGGACATTGGGCCACAGACAATAATCTTGGTATTGATTTTTTCATTATAAATGATGCAACGTTTAGTAAACTTTGTATCTTAGGGGATGATGTTGAACCTTGTTTTGAGGGCAGTTCAGTTACATCTCCGCAGGTAAGTAAAAATTTTGCAAAGACTTCTGAGTTCCAAAAAACTTTATTTACTATGATGAACGATTTGCAAATGGCGTTACAAAGCGAAGGAGGGTTGAACGTGCCTACTGACGAAAACAAGGATTTCACTGAGACTGTAGATGAAGTAGTTGAAGAAGAGACTGCTGAAGAAACAGTTGATGATGAAGTGTTCGAAGCTGAGTCTGAACAAGAGGAAGCTGCGGACGAATTTACTGATGAACCTGATGCGGCTGACGAAGCCGTTGAGGATTCAGCTAACGAAGACTCCACAGAGGATTTTGCCGCTGATACTGACGACAAGGACGATGTTGATGCAGCAAATGGCCTAGGAGGTGATCCAGTCCACACGGAGGAAGAGTTTACAGCGCTAAATGAAGAAATTCAGTCTCTTCGCGCAGAGATTGAGGAACTACGTGCTTTCAAGCTTAGTGCTGAAAACGAGAAAAAGGATGCTCTAATCAATTCTTATCATATGCTATCTGATGAGGATAAGGCAGACGTTATCGCCCATAAGGAAGAGTATTCCCTGGACGAAATCAAATCTAAGTTAGCTGTAATTTATGTTGAGAAGAATGTCAACTTTGACACTGTTGATGGTCAAGAAGAGGTTGAAGAGGATAATTCTTCTGTTATGACATATTCACTTGATGATACAAATGAGACTGCGGAAGTTGCTCCTCAATATGTGGAATTACTTCGCGCAATATCAAAAAGAAACTAAGGAGGTAACATACAATGGCAATTACTATTACACGTGATGGCTTTGGTCAAGTAGAGCTAAATCACGTTTCCGCTCAGCGTGCAGGCCGTGTGTATGCGCAGCTTCCCGCAGGTGATGAATTTGAGCAGCTTGAGAATGGTCAGTTCGTAAAGTATGACTATGCTGCTGGCGAATGCAATCTTAGCGGTAAGGGCGCCTGGATGCTCGTTTACAATGAGGAACAGCTTTATGATGAACGTGAGCAGAACCACAAGCATTGGGTTATGAAGCCTGCTTACGATGGAACTATGTATCCTCGTGTTTACACCCTCGTGGTTGGTGACATTTTCACTACAAATATGGTAGTTGAGGGCGAATACAAGCAGGGTGACACTCTTGTTCCTGGCGAAGATGGTATTCTTACCGCTGGTAACGACGGTGACCTTGTTCTTCAGGTAGCCAAGGAGTTCACACTTCCTGATGGTCAGCCTGCTCTCAAGCTACAGGTAATTAAGGCTATTTCCTAATTGAAAGGAGGAATACAGAATGAACTACAATGATTTACGTGCTCTTGCTCGCATTGCAGTAACAGCAGACCCCTCTGCTCCTACTGCGTATTCCTTCGGCGAGGAAAAGTTTACCCTAGATCAGGTCAACAGTGCTCTACAGGCTGAGTTCCAGAAGCTCGCTCCTGATTATCGTTCCTACAAGGAAAATCAGAACACTATTTTCCGTCTAATTGAGGAAACCATTGATGAGGTTCTTCCTGCTCGTGTTGAGCAGCAGTACGCTCAGTTTGCTGAGATTCGCAACGTTCCTAACGGTGACAAGGCTATCTTCAAGATTCGTATTACTGAGTTTGCCCGCAAGCGTGCTAAGGCTAACTTCGTAACCCGCGTCGGTCTTGCTGGTCGTTACGAAACCTTCATGCTTGATGGTAAGTCTCTTGAAGTCAACACTTCTGCTATTGGTGGCGGTGCTCGCATCGGCTTCGAAGAGGTTCTAAGCGGTAAGCTTCAATTCTCTGAACTCACCGACCTCGTAATGGAGGGTATGGACGAGTACATTTACCGTGAAATCGCTCAGGCTCTTGAAGCGATGGTAAAGACCCTTCCTGCGGTTCAGCGTGCGGAAGTCGCTGGCTTTGATGAAGACACTATGGATGAACTTCTTGCTCTCGCTGATAATTATGGCCGTGCCACAATTTACTGCACCTTTGAATTTGCTTCCAAGATGATTCCTTCCAGCGAGTGGGCTTCCAACGATATGAAGACCCGCATCTGGGAGAACGGTTGGCTTGGTGACTATAAGGGACACCAGGTTGTAATCCTTCCTCAGTCTGTTGTTGATGAAACCAACCAAGAGAAGGTAATTGACCCTGCTCAGGCTTACATCTTCCCAACTGGTGGCGAGAAGCCTGTCAAGATTGTCTTTGAAGGACCTACTGCGGTTCGCACTTCTGAAGATAATGATGACTGGAGCATGGAGTTCCACACCTATAAGAAGATTGGCGTTGCCACCTTCTTTACCAACTACATCTTCAGCTATCGTAATACTGATCTTGTAAAGCAGACTCGTATTCACAATCTCCCACAGGATTAGGACGATCCAAGTCCTGATGACCCTACGCCGGAACCACCTGAGCCAGAGCCAAATCCTGACTACGTAGCGTCATTCCAGAATGAGTCTTATAATCTAAAGACTTCAACTGCGTCCGTAAAGGCAAATATTAGTCGCGTTGACGGTCAAGCCCTAACAGCAGAAGAACGAGCTGGTTGGTCTATTGAAGACCCCAAGGGTTTCTTGACTACTAAGGCTAACGTTACCGTCAACGCTTCGGGCGTAGCTTCTGGCACGATGATTCGAGTTGACGCAGGCTCGCTCGATTCTCTGGAAACTACCTTGAAACTAAAGCGTGATGGTGCAACTTATGCTACGGCACCAATCAATGTTGTACCTTATATCATTATGACTACGGATAGCGTAGATAGGCTAACAACTGATGGTGCGGAGACAATCACTGGCCTAAGCATCAATGGCACACCTGTTGAACTTGATGACTATATTATCACCAGCACCGATGCTGACATAGCCAATGGTACTATTACCCCACGTCAGGCGGGTCCCGCAACCTTTACCGTTGCCAAGAAAACTGACCCAACTAAGACTGGAAACGGAAGTATCACCTTCTACGAGCCCGTAGCACAAGTAGGAGATTCATATTACAAGACTTTGACGAAGGCTTTTGCGGGAGCACCTAGCGGAAGCACAATCACATTACTAAATGACACGACTGAAACTGTAGACTTTGGCGGAACACAACCTCGTGTTCAAGACTTTACCCTAACCTTCGACCTCAATGGACACACATTGACAGCGAAGAATGGCTCTGTATTCGCACTCCGTGTTGATTATGGTGAAATCACAGTCAAGGATAGCGTCGGTGGCGGTGCCATCAACGGCAACGGAACCTACTACGCTTTCTTAGTCAGTCACTTAGCCGGTGATTATCCTTCTAAGTTGATTATTGAATCTGGTAATTTCCAAGGCAAGACCTCGGTTGCCCAAGTTGGCGCCTCTGGCGGAACGGCGAGTAATAAGAAATATTACGGTGGCGACTTAGTCATCAAGGGCGGTACTTTCGTCGCGGTCCCTGATGAAGGAGAAACCTATGATGCAGACGGTAATTTCAAGTACGCGTTGAATATGCTTGATATGAACGCAAGCCAGTATCCTGGTGGCATCTATAGTCCTTCAACCATTACCGTGACAGGCGGTAAATTCTACAAGTTCAACCCTGCTAACAACGCAGCAGAAGGAGCTAATACCAATTTTGTCGCTGACGGGTGGAAGTCAGTCAAGACTGATGATTGGTACGAAGTAGAACCCGCTGAGTAAAGTCCATCAGACTTGCCAGCAATTTTATTCATTGAGGGGAGGAGTTGTCTCCTCCCCTTTTTATTTTAGGATTTTAGAGACAAAAGGAGAAAATAATGGTAGACGATAACACTCAGGTTGTAGTTCGTAATCTGGTTAATCATAAGGTTGTATATTTACTTCCTGAAACGCATCGCAAGGTTGTCTTTGCGCCCTTCCAAGAGAGAAGAGTTCCTGCGGGAGAACTGCGTATGATTAACTATACCACTGGAGGGTCAAATCTTATTCACAACTTCCTCTGCATCAAGAATGATGAACTTAGAGAAGAATTTAACATTGACCCCGAGATGATAGAATATGATTGGACACTTGATGATATCAAGAAGGCTCTCACTACAGAGGATTTAGATGTTCTATTGGATGCCTTGGAATATGGTCCTGAAGGTATTCGTCAGATGCTCATTGACTATGCAATTGAATGGCGCATTCCTGATACCAACCGCCGCAAGGCTATTACAGATATTACTGGTGTTCAAGTCAATAGAATTATTGAATTGATGGAACAAGCTGAAGTCTATCGCGGTGAAGAAGTTGCTGCTGAACCTGTTGGTGGTAGACGCCGTTCCCAGAAGAAGGAAGCAGCTCGTTCTGGACGTAGAGTTCAACACTAAAGTGAAAGGAGGTAGGAATGTCAGAACAGACTTCTGTAACTTCTTTCCAAGATATGTATGATTTTTTCTATGCGGGCATCACTGATGATATGTTTATGGAAATGACAAAAGAGGATACTGATGCTTTAACAGAAGAAATTCTAATGGCAGCGATTCCGCATTTTGAATTTCCTAGAAAGAATATCTTTGATGTTGACTTGGAAAATAAAACTTTTACTTGCAAACTAACGCAAGAAGAAATGATGATTATTCGTCAATATATGATTAGCGAGTGGATTGGTTATCAGTTAGCTAATGTAGATTTGATTCGTCAGAAATATAGCGGTAGCGATTTCAAATTTACTTCACAAGCAAGTCACCTAAAGCAGCTAAATGCTTTGAAGAAAGAATATGAGACGAAGGGTTTCTTCTTACAGCGCTTATATAATAGACATAAGATTGTAGACCGTGGCGGCTACGGCTCAACTTTCTCACGTATTATGGATTTATCTGAGGATTAAGTATGAAAACTATTTATGATACTGAAGTGAAAAAGGAAGATATAATTCATAATTTAGATAGAATCCAGTCCCAAATCTTCAAACTTCTACCTATGAGAGAAGAAAATTTAGAATGGGATAAGCCGCTAGAGACACTCATACTTGAACTTTGTGGTTTGAATGCTCTATTGGATACTACTAATGAAAAACTTCTTACTCTTTGCAGTAAGTTGCAAGGACTTTTGGTTCAAAAAGATGAAGATAATTTTATGCTTTATCGAAGAACCATTTTTGAATGTTGCGGGCTTATTGATAAAATAAAAATAAGTCTTTAGAAAGGAGCGGCCAATGTCTATATCAACACTAGCCGCACGGCTACAATATGCGGGTGGGGATAGACTTGGCCGCATCAATAAACAAAAAGTTAATGCTCTAAGAGAAGCATTACAAAATGATTATAATAGTAGAATGATAAAGACACCTTTGCATTCTGCGTGGCCAGCTTTGATAAATACGAATAACCTAAAGCCAGATTATGACAAAAAGATTGTTTCTGTTGAATTTGATGCTGGGCTTGAAGCAGGAGACGTTTTTGAATGTTTAGATGATGCTACTCATTGGATGGTCTATCTCCCCATTTTGACAGAGACGGCTTATCTGCGGGCTGAGATTATACGTTGTAGATATACTTTAGCCATTGAAGATGAAGTCTATTGGATTTACTTCCAAGGACCGACAGAAACAGACTTGCGCTGGTTTATCAAGCAAGGTATCAATGTAAATGAGCTAAACTTGTCTGGAACAATTTATATCAAAAATAACGAACAGACAAGAAATTTCTTTAAGCGTTTTACTCATATCAAGGTTGACGGCCATATCTGGGAAGTCCAAGTAACAGATTCCATTTCTGTTCCGGGTATTCTTGAGCTTGAGGTTCAGGAATACTATGATAATCCTATTTTAGAGTTGCCAGAAATCAAACATGGAACTGATACTGAAAGTATTATAATTGGTGAGAATATAGTTCCGCAGGATACGACTGTGGGATATTATATTCCTAAACAATATCTCAAGAAGAAATGGAAATGGGAAGTTGTTGGTAATCCAAGAGTGAAGATACTTGAAGTAATGAACAATGGAAATATGTGCAAAGTTCAAATCTATGCGGGCGCCATTGGTAATTATACTATTAAATATGGAGATTATTCTTTAGATGTTGAAATTGATTGGCAACGCGGATATATTAAAGGTCCAGATGTTGTTGCGCCATATGGCACATACAAGTATCGCGGAAAAGGTATCTATAGCGTAAACAATAACTTAGTAAAAATCATTTCTCAAGATGGAACTGGATGTGAAATTGAAGTGGTCACAGGCCGCAAGGGTGAGTTTACTCTTACTTGTGTCACTCCAGATGAAGAAACTATTGAATTACCAGTTACTATTGGGTCGTTCACAGGAGGTGGAAATGAGAAAGTCCTCGGCGTTGTTGGCTAATAATTTTAAGTCAACCTTTTTATCCTGTGAAATTGACCAGGAAACTATTTGGAAAAAATTATTTGTAGAATCTCGTCCTTATAGCGACAAATTAAAGAGACTTCTTATAATTAACACTCCTGATTGTTTAGATGAATCTCAGGTTCAATATCAAGAAATTATTGATGGACTAACACTACAAGAAATGAAAGACTTACAGTATATAAAAAATGTTCCTAAATTATCCTTTGGCGAACACGAAGAAGTCAAGTCTTACATCTTAGTCCAATTTGACAATTTTGTTCCTACTGAAAATCCATATTATAGAGATTGCACTATTTCTATTACAGTAATGTGTCACTTAGACTATTGGGAATTGGACGATTATAAATTACGTCCTTATCAAATTGCGGGATACATAGATGGCCTATTAAATGAAAGTAGATTATCTGGTATCGGTACATTACAATTTATAGGAGCTAGTCAAATTATTATGAATGAGTATCTTGGCGGTGTTACTCTTCGCTATATTGCTACTCACGGATATGATGATATTGAAAAACTAGATGACTCTTTACCTTCTGGCCCAACTGATTTGGGCTTTGGGGCCTAGGTGATTTAAATGGGAATAAAAGGAGATAAGAAAAAAATGGGGCTTGTCCTTTCAGGACAGCCCCTTCCTGTAGAAGAAGCTAATATCATAATTACTCAACCTAAAATAAAAGATATAGTATTATTTGGTGAGGATGACTTTCTAGTTGCGGTAAATTTAATTGTAGCTATTAAAGATTATGCAGACCAAATCAGGTCGGGTAATTTTGAATTAGAAGTATACAACGATTTTCAACTATTATTGACAATGATACGTGGTGATGCCACAGTTAAAGAGTTGATAAATAGATTATTTTTATTAATTTTTCCAGATTATGAAGTCCAAATAGAAGAATCCTCCATTAATTTTTATATGGAGATTGACGAACATCGAATGATGGTTGGCCGCATCCATCCTTTTAATTTTGAAAATTTCCAGATTGTGCTTTCAGATGCTTTTATCCCTTATAATGATCAGGAAATTGAATATAATCCTGCTAATGATTTTGCTCAACAAATTGCTGATAAAATCAAAAAAGGGCGCGAAAAGATTGCGGCTCAGCGTCAGGCAAAAGAGGGTGAACAATCTGTCTATGCCCGTTATGCTTCTATTCTCTCTATTGGGTTGGCAATGGATATAAATGTATTTTTCAATTATACTCCTTTTCAATTGTATGATGCTTATAAAAGATATTTCTATAAAGTATCTTATGATTATTATATGAGGATAAAATCTATGCCGATGATGGATACTTCAAGTATGCAAGACCCAGAAGAGTGGACAAAAAATCTTTATCAATAACTAAAATTGGTGCCTTGACCGATTTTGTTATAAGAGATACTTGCTTGCAAGTTGCGCGACTGCCGCGAGTATCACAAAAGAAAAACTGTATACATTTTTTCTAAAACCGACGAAAGAAGGAGGATACATTATGCGTTTAGGCGTACGCGAAATTTGCGATGTTACCTTTCGCCCACTAACCTCTGTGGATATCGGTAATCAGCACTTCGATGCAGGTCAGCCCGTTCTTTACCTTGACACTGCAAAGACCTCTACTCTTGAGGGTGCTTCTACTACTGTTTATGCCACTGGCGGTAAGGGCAATCCCCGTCTAATTGGTTGGGACGGAGAAAAGACTCTAACCTTTACTGTTGAAGATGCTCTTATTTCACCTGAAAGCTTTGCTATGCTTTCTGGTGCTGGTATCGTAAAGGGAACTGGTGCAGCTAATGAGACTACTGGACAGAAGGTCTACACTCATACCGTATTTGACCTCGTAGTGGAGCAGCTTGGTACTGGCACTACTGCTAAGTTCTTTGCAAAGCTTCCTCAAGATGTTCGTGACGGAGCTGTTCTTGTTGTAACTAAGGAAGCCCCTGTTTACGCGACCACTCTTGATTCTGCGGGCGCAACCAAGAATTTCCTTTCTGCTGTTGCTGCTGATGAAATCTTCACTGATAAGAACCTCTCTACTGCTGTAACAGTAGGCGATCGTGGCGTCCTTGATGTTGATGCCGATGCTGACCTTTACTTCGCGATTAAGGCTCCTACCAATGACTACGATGGTACAGATGCTAATGTGTTTGCGGTAACTGCTGGTCAGACCGTTCGTATTGACTGCTATACTGTCCACGGTGCTGGTGCGCAGGAGCTCCAGATTGATGCTGAGAACTTTGCTGGTTACTACTACATTGAAGCTGATACACTCTTCCGTGAAGAAGCTACTGGCCGTGACCTTCCTGCTCAGTTTGTCATTCCTCGTGGTAAGATTCAGTCTAACTTCACCTTCACAATGGCTAACTCTGGTGATCCTTCTACCTTCACCTTTACTATTGACGCTTTCCCAGCTTACACCAAGTTTAACAAGCGTAAGAAGGTAATGGCTACTCTTCAGATTATCGACCCAACTGAAGCTGCTCACAACTACGCTGATAAGAGTGTAATTGGACACCAGGGTCGTGACGGAGACCACGACACCTACTTCGAGAATCTTTATGGTAAGTCTGTCTTCGACCAGTTGGGGGAATAGAGCCCTCACCATCTGACCAAGATGAAAGCTCTGAGGGAGGAACAAATGATGGAGGAGATACTCCAACCCCTACCCCAACTCCGGACCCAGGGGATTAGTATTTCTTGAGCCAAAAATAAGGGAGTACCTTCGGGTGCTCCCTTTTTTTATTAGAGATCGGAGGTATTATGGCTTTACAAGAGGCCAAGGTGGGGCATAATGGATTATATCTATACTCTCGTTCTTTTTTTGCCAGAGAAGGTGTCTATAGTTTATTTGAAAAAAATAAAGATGCTATCATGCAACGTTATTTAGATAGATTTGCTCCACAACTTTTTGCGGCAAGAGCGTCCGCGTCTTTTCAGGGTGCGGATATTTCAATTATTGATAACTTTTTTGAAGGAAATGAAACAAATGCTGGGTTCATTGCAAAATTGCAGCAAGAGATCAATAAGTATTATACAGATTCTTATAGAAACGCAGAAGCTACTTTCTCATCTAAAACTTCATTGAATCGTTTACTGGGAAGTAAGAAAGTTGCGAAAGGCGGTGCTAAAGCTTTTTCAGCTGAACAATGGAAAGAATTTACACAAATGATGCAGGCGCAAGATGAAATTTTAAGTAATATGTCTGAGTTAGTTTCTTTAGCACAAACTTATGTTTTGGAAAGATGTACTGATGCAGGATATAAACCACCAAGACAGCTAAAAAATGGAATGTATTCTTTAGGTAATTATAAAAATGAAGGCGTAAGAGAAGCTATAACCATTTTTAATAAGATTAAAGAAACGGAAAGTAAATTACAAGGAGCTCAAGTAACAAGAGATTTTGGCAGAAATTTTAGTGTTTTTAAGACAACAGCAGATAAATTTCACTCTGTGTATGGCGAATTTTTAGTTACGATTTGTGCTTATAATGTTCAAAAAGCAGAGCAAGATGCTCTAAAAGTTCCTTTTGACGCATCTTGGACAGCAACTGGTCAGTATACTTTAGGCCAAGGAGACTTACAAGTAGATGTGAAAAAAATACTGGACCCAGAGCTGAGAGAATTGCTTTCTCAACCAATAGAAGTTCCTCAATTACAAGCGACTGCGACTGCCGACTCGATGATTACTTCTACTACGGAGGGAATAACAGGTACCTATGGCGGCTCAATTAAAGAGTATTCAGATAAGACGATAAAAGCTTTAGGTGGTTTCACAACTGTAGCTTCGAGTATGCACACTATTTATACAGCTGCTACATTAGCAACTCAATATGGATTGCCTAATTACGCGGCCGACCCAATGTGGATTAATAACTTAGCAGGTGGTCTTTTTGGTCGAGATAACATAGAAAGTTTGTCTGGAATGTATTGGACAGAATACGTGCAATTAGTAAGTACGTTATTGACATTAGATGCTCTTATGGGACGTATGGCAAATCTAAATATTTCTTCTAATGCTAACAACTTATTCTTTTACGAAAATGGTAAAGTAGTTTATATTGGAGAATTGATTAAAAATATTTTATCTTCTGATATTCACGGATTCACTGGCAATATGTTCAAACAAAATGACTTTGGATACCAACTGAATGTAAGAAATAAGGCAGAAGCGGCTCACTGGCAGAATTTAATTAGCGGAGGGGACGCTGAAGCTGGCGCTGCAGCAATTAGAGCGGTCGTAGAAGAAGTCTCGGTAAAAATTTCTATTGATATGGCTTCTATCCTTAGTAAAATGTAACTTGACAAAATTCTAATATTATGATATAATATTATATAGATATAAGAGAAAAAAGGAGGTAATCTTATGGTATCACTAGATGTTTTAAAGGAATTTCCACTTACTTCTCAAGAGATTTATGATATTATCAATAATGCTATTGATGCAGCAAATGACGAAGGCTTCCTCAGTTCATTTGTATTCTGCCGAGCATTTAATTGTTATTTAGCATTAGCTCTTGTAGATGAGGATGAAATTGAAGATTGGATGTATCCTGCACTTCAAGAGAATCCAGTTTCCGCGTGGGATAGCTTTATGAAGAACGGACTTCTTGATAAGGTTGCCGCGGCATATCAGGACGAATGTCGTGTGCTTGCGGATATTGCGGGAGAATATTTTGAGGAATATCAGGCTTATTCTTTGTCTCTTGGAGGAAGTGTAAATCGTGCGGTAGATGTTCTAAATAATTATCTTGAAAAGACACTGGATGGATACAAGAACTTAGTGCAAAACGCTGGCGTGCAGGATGCATTACGCATTGCCGAAGAGTGGGGAATGAATCGTAAAAATCCTGGAACAGACAATTTATCTTTAGTCTAAAATTGAGTAGAAAGCTCTGTGGGTAAAAATACCCGCAGGGCTTTTTTTTATTATCTATACAGAACTTTTTTCAACTATTTTAGGTAGATTTTTATATCAATTGGAGATATAAGGAGGTGTAATTGAATGGCGAAGTATAGTAATAGTATTGAGTATAATATTAAGACTAGTGCTGATTTAAAAGGCTTTACTCAATTACAAGCTGAAATAGGTAAGCTAGAAACTAAACTGACTGAGTTGTCTCGAAAAGATATTATTGATTCAGACAAAATGGTTGAAGGACAAAATAATCTAAAAAGTTTGTCTAAAGCATTAAGTGATGCATTCAATCCTCAACTTGGCGTTTTGGACTTGAGCACTTTCAATAAGTCTCTATCTGATTCAGGTGTTACTGCCAATAGTTTGCGAAGTACCTTTAACAAGTTGGGTGCAGATGGTAGTCAAGCTTATGCTAATTTGTTAAAGCAAGTCAATAATTTTTCTAGTGGTATTACAAAAACACAAACAGGACTACAAAAATTACAGACTACTTTTGCGAATACTTTCCGTTGGGGTTTAATTTCTTCATTCTTCTCCCAGACAATGGGCGCTCTTAATGATGTCAGAACCTATATGACGGAGTTGGATGATTCTCTTACCCAAATTATGCTTGTTACTGACTACAATCGTGATTCAATGAGAGAATATGCGGCCGCAGCTAATGAAGCCGCGAAAGCTCTAAGTAATACGACTGTTGGTGTTACTAATGCTTCCTTGGTGTTCGCGCAACAGGGGTATGACCTAAATCAATCCCAACAGCTTGCAGAACTATCAATTAAGTTAGCAAATGCGTCTCAGCAGGATTCTGCTACTACTTCTGACCAGATTACTGCATATATGAACGCTTATGGCTTGCAAGACAATATTCAAGAACTATCTCAAGCTTTAGACTCTTGGGCGTTAATTGCTAATGTTTCTGCGGCAGACGTAAAAGAACTAGCAGAAGCTTCCCAGCGTGCTGCATCAACAGCTAACACTGTTGGCGTAAATATGGACCAATTGGGAGCGCAGATTGCTACAATTGAATCTGTTACTCGTGAAGGCGCTTCACAAATTGGTAATGCTTTGAGAACAATGTACTCTCGTTTTACCGATCTGGAACTTGGAGAAACTCTTGAAGATGGCGTTGACTTAGGCGATGTAACAGGAACATTACAAAAAATTGGTGTTCAAGTTCTTGATGAATTTGGACAAATGCGTGATGTTGGTTCTATCTTTGAAGATTTGATGGGTGTTTGGCAAAACTTAGATAGAACTACTCAAGAAGCAGTTTCATCAACGTTAGTTGGTCGTTATCAGGTCAACCGTTTTAACGCATTGATGAATAATGCGGATATGTATGAACAATACAAGGAAGCATCTCAAAATGCGAATGGTACTCTTGATCAAATGCAGGAAGAATTTAATAATTCGCTCGAAGGTAAGATGAACAAACTTCAAGCAACTTTCGAGGGGTTAATTAGTTCTATTTTCTCACCAGACAATTTCTATCCTGCGGTTGATGCGCTTACTGATTTTGTTAATTTACTTCAAGGATTAGTAGATTCTATTGGTGGAGCTGGTCCAGTTATCGGTATGATGACAAGTGCCTTCATAGGGCTTAGTAAACAAAGTATTGCTACTTTTGTTGGAAACTCTGTAGTTAAATCTCAGCAGCGTGCTATTAATGAAAATAATGCTGCGATGGTCAAGCCAACGTTACAATTATTAGGTGAAGATGTTAATAGTGGTATCGGTCAGGCGATGACAGCTTATTCTGATGCGCTTAAAGAAGGGATAATTTCACCAGGGCAAGCTGATGAAATGCGCGGCTATATTGATTCATTGATTGATGCTCGCGCAGAAATGGAACGCACCGCAGAAGCCGCTGATACTGCTGCAGAACAACTCAATATTTTAGCTGGTGCTCTACTTGATATTGATGACGCAGCGACTGACTATAATTTCTACGATTTAGACAGTGAAGATGCAAAAGCTGGTTGGGACCCATATAATTTTGTTACTCAATTAAGAGAATTTGGTCCTGGAAATGAAGAAGTTTTTAAAGCTGTAAAAGAAAATTTCTCTAATCTAAATGTCGATGAAATTACAGATATGGCTGCGGGGCTCAGTCTTGTTCAGGATGAATTACAAAAATTCCAAAAAGGTGCTGCTCCAGTAGATGCTACTAAAAAAGCCATTTCTGAACTGGGTTCAGAAATTCTTGAATTAGCTCAGAGTAATCACGTCGGTGATATTGTTACTGAACAACTGCAAGAAGCTTTTGACGGATTGACTAATTCCGCGGATTTATCCGAAGATGAAATTCAGCAATTTACTGAAATTATAGAACGTTTTTATAAATCTACAGCTAATGTTGCAAGTAATTTACAAAATTTTACTCCTGATGAAATAGCAAAACAGTTAGTTAAAGCTGGTGAAGAAGTCCAAGCGGCTCAATCAAGAAAAGAACTTGGAAAGAATGCCTATGATAATGAAGCGTTAAGAATCCAAGAAATACTGGGGACTATTGATACACAAACAGTTGTAAATGGATTACTTGATGTAGCACAAGCTAGTCTACAAGTTGTTTCTGGATTCCAAGCTATTACAAATTTGGGCAATATTTGGACTAATGAAAATCTTAGTGGCGGCGAAAAACTAGTTCAAACATTCACTGCGGTCGCTAGTGCATCAACAATGTTGCTTTCCGCCTTCTCTATGATAGGTAAAGTGATTCCTAAATTAGCTGCTGGTCAAAAAACGCTGCAAGCTGCGGCTGCGGACTTGGCAGCAACTCAAGTTGCAAATACTGCAGCAACTGCGGCAGAAACTACAGCAGAGGGTACCAATCTTGGTGCTAAACTTGCGAATGCCGTGGCTACTAAACTAAGCGCTGCTGCGCACGCGCTCCTAACAAAGGCTGTTAGTTTAGCAGCAGCAGCTGTTGGTACTCTTTCTAAAGCTTTAGCATTTATGACTGGACCTATTGGTTTAGCAATTACAGCAGGAGCAGCTTTAGTTGGTGTATTACACAATATAGCAGAGGGTGCTAGAGCTAATGCATTAGAAGATGCTAAAGAAAAGTTTAGTGAAGCAAGTACCGCTTTAGATGAATTTAATACTAAAGCTGGTCAGGTTGATAATTTTAAGACTCTTTATGAATCTTGGCAAAATGGAGAAACAACTTCTAATGAACTTAAAGAAGAGTGCTTAAAACTTGCAGATGCTTTGGACGATGCTGGATTAAAAGCTAGAGCTAATGCGGGTGAATTTGATGCTTTTGCAAAGGCAGTAGAGGAATCAACAAGAAAAGCTGGTGACGCTGCTAGAAAAGAACTTATTGCTAGTAGCCAAGCTGTTACAAATGCTGGCAATGACCAAGGTTGGTTTGGTCTTGGTGGAGTAGACGCCGCAATAACTGATGCTCGTGCTCGTAGCATTACTGCGCTTTCTAAAGTCGGTATGGCTGACTTACTTGAAGGCGTTAATAGTATGGACGCAGGCTCAGTAGAAAGAGTTCTCGCAACTCTTAAAGCAGCTCGTTCAGAAGTAGAACAAGACACTCCTGAATGGCAAGCTCTATCTGATGCTATGCAAGAGTTCACAAATGTACAGCAAAACTTCCCTGAAGAAGTCCAAGCTGCAATTGCTATGCGAAATGCACAAGCAGAAATGAACGACTTCCAAGATAAACTAAAAGAAGTTGAAGCTGAAACTGGACAATTGTATCAAGCTTTTGCTCAGAGTCCTGACTTTGGTAGTTGGTTCCAAGGACTATCATATTTAGACCAACTTAGCTTTATGCTTGAACATACTAAGGACGAAGCGCAACAAGCTAACCTTAGTTTGGCTCAGACATTTGCTCAGTTTACTGGCGGGGACCAATTCAAGACAGAACAAATTGGTAGTACACTTACTCAGTGGGGTATGTCACTTGAAGACGGTTTCAAATTAGCAGCTACTATTGATGAAGATGCTACTTATGAAGATATAGTTAGAATCCTTAGTGAAATTGGCGGAAAACTTCGTGATGGCACTACTTTAGATGAAGCACTTCAAGATTTATTTAAAGATTCTATTGAAGAGGGCATCGATGAAGCTGACGTTGAAAAAGCTTTGGATGCAATGAAACCATCTGATGCAGATGTAAAAGAAGATGACTTTAGAAGTCTAAACAATACCTTCTTAGAGAACACTGATAAGTTTGGTGTAGAGGATACTCCATTTGCTGACTACTCACCAGAATTAGCAAAGAATGCTGAAGGACTTGCTGAAGTTACCGAAGGAATCCTTCGATACAATGATGCGGTTCAAAGCATTGACAAAAATCTCGAAGACTGGAAAACTGCTCTAAATGAAACTAATGAATTTTCACTGGAACATATAAGAGCGGTAGAAGAACTTCAAGATACATATAGTGACTTCCTAAATCTCGCAGAGGGCACAACAGTTTCAAAAGAATTTGCTGAAAATGCAGAGAACTTGGAGCTAATGGAACGTGCTGCAAATGGCGCCGAGGACGCATTTGAAGACCTTGCGAAAGCGGCTGCGGAAGATATTTTAATTCACGCTGACGTAGATGACCTTGAAGCAGCTAAAGAAACTGTTTCAGATTTAGTTGATTATATCAACGGCGCTGAATTTGATACTTTGGAAATTGGGGATATGATTAATTTTGATGATGCCCAATTCCAAGGACTCCGTGATATGATTAACCAGCTAGCTATTGATACTGGCTGGACAGCCGAACAAATGGCTGCATATCTTAACAATATTGGTTTGAATATTGACCCATTGATGTTTGAGCCAATTAACGCAGGACTTGATGCGACAGCCGTAAATGCGGGTTTGACAGCTCAGCAAATTGCAGATAATGTAATTGGAAGCGCAGAAGCTGCTGGTACTGCGATGGAAAATAACCTTTCTGGCTCGTTAGAGACAGAATTGGAAAGTGCTACTAGTCAACACGAAGACCAAGTTGTTTATACAAACTTAGTTCCACATCCAGGTCCTACTACTACAATTACTTCTACCTTCCCAGTTGGTTCTTCGAATCCTACAGCTGCGGGCGGCGGTAAGATTGTTACTCAAAGTGCTACAGCTACGGTTCGAGGGGTCACTTATACTGCGACACCAGTAACAGCATCGCAATTAAAACAAAGCACTGGCTTTGGTTTAAAGTCTAAGTATACTAAAGGTAAAGGCGGCAGTGGTGGCGTAAAACTTTCTGATAAAGCTACTGCTAGTAAGGGCTCTCGTGGTGGAGCTGGTAGCTATAAGCCTTCAGTTGCCTCTCGTCCTGCCTCATCCGGTGGAGGCGGCGGCGGAAAAGGCGGAAAAGGCGGCGGAGGTGGCGGCGGAGGCGGCCAAACCTATGAGCCTAAAGAAAAAGACCCAATAAAAGAAGAAGTAGACCTTTACGAAAAAGTCAATACCCAGCTAGAAGATGTCTCCAAGGAATTAGACAGTATTCAGAAGAATGCGGATAGACTAACCGGAGTAAGAGGAAGAGCAAATCTTGAAAAGATGCTCACTCTTATGAGCAAGGAAATAAAACTTCACCAAGAGAAGCTAAAAATTCAAAAAGAAGAGCAAGCGACTCTCGCTCAGCAGCTTAGCTCTCAATTTGGAATTACTTTTGATGGAGAAGGATTCATTGATAATTACGCTGCTGTCTTGAAGAAGTTAGAGGGTAATGTCAATAGTTTACTTGCTCAATATGCTACACTTGGAGATGAAGAATCCGAGAAAGCTCTTGATAAGCAGGTCAAGACGGCACAAGAAGCTCTTACCAAATTTAAAACTCTATATAAACGTTATGATGAACTTCGTGGTTCTGAAATGCAAGAAACTCTCAATTCAATCCAGAGTATTGAAGATGAGATGGAAGACCTTCGCATTGAGGTTTACCGCACACACCAAGAAGCTATAGACAATCTTAGAGATTTGAATGAGACTGCGGCTGAACTTGAAGGTTACTTCAGTGGTATCAAGAAGGAATCTCCATTCCGTGATATTATTGAAGATGCAAAAGAACTTCAAGGAGTTATGCAACTTGATTCTGATGCGGTAGATGCGTATTATGACAAGCTAATTGCAGGCGCTCAGGAGAGTTTAGCGAAAGCAACTTCTGACACAGAACGACTGGCCGCGCAAACATTCCTGAACTATTGGACAGAGCAAAGAAAGAAAGTTCTGGATGATATGTCTTCAGGACAAGGTTTAGGCGGTGGACTTCTCGATTTAGCATATCAAGACTTACAGCAACTTCTCTATTGGCAAAACAATTGGAATGATGCAAGTAATCCTTTTGGTGATAATAAAGCGGGCTTTGATGAAGCATTACAAGATGCTTTTGAACGCGTCACTGAAATGATTCTGGATTATGAAGAAAAAGTTCTTGACCTTGAAGAACATATTGCTGATGGATATGAAGATATAGCCGACCGCTTTGAACGTCATATTGACCAGTATGACCGTCTAATTGACCGTCTTGAGACAGTTGAAGATTTGACAACGCTTCTCTATGGCGATGACTCATACGAAGCTCTTGAACAACTTGCTCAACAGCGTGGTGACATTTATGTCCAACGTGGTAAAGAATGGCAACAAGAATTAACTCGACTGAAAGATATTTGGGATAACCTTTCTGAAGAAGACCGCGTAGGTAAAATCGGAGAGGAAATCCGCGAGCAAATTGAAGATGCCGAAGAGGAAGTGCTTGAATCCACGCAGAATGCGGCTGATGCATTTACAGAAGCCTATACCAATGGAGTTGAAAAAGTTCTTGCGGGAATGAATCGTAATCTTCTTGGAGATTCTGACGTCGATTTGATTTCAAATGCGTGGGAACGAGCTAAGCGTAACGCAGATCAATTCTTAGATGATGTAGAAAGAGCATATGAAATTGACAAGCTCCGTGCTAAATATATGGATATGCTTGATAATACATCAGATTTGAACATTCAGCGTCAAATTCGAGATGCTATGAATGAACAACTTGGGCTCTTGGAAGCAAAAGATAAACTTAGCCAATACGATGTAAATTATGCTAATGCACGTCTTGAAATTCTCCAAAAGCAAATCGCTCTTGAAGATGCTCAGCGTAACAAGAATGCAATGCAATTACGTCGAGATACTCAAGGTAACTATCGTTACGTTTATCGTGCAAACGAAGATGATGTTCGTGGCGCACAGCAAGAGCTATTCGATGAAGAGTTCAACGCCTATGAAATGTCAAAAGAGAATTACACCGCTCAATTTGACAACTGGCTAAATGCTATTCAGAGTGCAACAGAACAAGCTCGTCAAATCGCAGAACGTTATAAAGATGACGAAAAGAAGATGAATGAAGAGCTTGATAAGCTCCGCGCAGATACTCTTGAATATCTTGCCGGTGTCAACCAAGAGTGGGCAAGTTCACAATCTGGTATGATTGAAAGCGTCATTTGGCTTGCAGCTGACAGCTCCGGTATCGTACAAGACACGTATAATGCCGCTTCTGCAGCGATGCAAGAAAACTGGAATGAGGCTATGCAGTCTATTGGTGTTGCTACCAATGATACTATGCTTGAAATTGGTTCTGATATGGACCAGGTTACAGCAGATGTTACTGATGCTTTTAGTAGTTTGAAAGCTGAAGCTCAAGAATGGCTTGACCAGATGCAAGACCCATCACAAGGCGTTGCGGCGATTGCTGGTGACCAATTTGGTTCTGCTGAAGCTGCTATTAGAAATACCAAAGATACAATGCACGAGCTTGTAAATGAAAGCCGTGACTTGATGAATGTTATCGCTGGTGATGATAGCAGACTGTTTGAAGCTGCTGGTCAATTAGAAAAGTATCGAGGTGAGTTGGAAAAGACAAAGAACTCAGCTTCAGTTCTTCGTCAAAGCTTGATTGATGCTCAAAATGCTCGCGAACAAGCTGAACGTGAACGTGATGTTTGGCAAACAGTCGCACAAGAATGGCAAAGTGGAAAGCGCACTCAGAGTAATCCAGATGGAACAAGTGGTGGCGATTGGAATGGACAAATTACCGATGATTTAATTGAAGGTATCGCAGGTGAGATTTGGACCTTTGGTACCTGGGGTAATGACCCAGACCGTTATAATCGCCTTATTGAAAAATTTGGTGAAACCGCCGGTGAAGAGATTTATCGTCGAGTCCAGGGGATGTTCAACAGCGGTTATGGTTATGACCAGAATCAGCAGCCTTATCGCTGGGGAGATGGTGGATATGAAGCCTACCGTGGTTATGGATATGCGTCTTTTGATACTGGTGGATATACAGGTTCTTGGAATGATGAAACTAAGGGCGGCAAGTTAGCACTCTTACATCAGAAGGAACTTGTACTAAACGCGCAAGATACACAGAACATTCTTTCTGCGGTCAATATGGTACGTGATTTTACTACCTCGCTACAGAATCAAGCATTCCGAGTTGATGATTTGTTTAGTGGTAAATTAGGAACCGCTATGAATGATACGATCGAACAAAGAGTTGAAATCACAGCTGAGTTCCCGAATGCTACTGACCAAAATGATATTCAGGAAGCGTTGCTTGGTTTGGCCGACCAGGCTTTCCAGTATGCACGTCGAGAAAGATAGGGCCTAAAACAATAATCCTTATATAGAAATCTTTATCTTATAAAGATTGAGACATAAGGAAAATAACAGGGAGAAGTCTCAGGACTTCTCCCTTTTTTTATTAGAAAAGGAGTGCTGTATGAGTGTACAAGAAAAAATCTCTATTCAGGATAGTATTCTCGCCGCTGTAGATACACTTATTTCACAGCGCAATAGTGAACTAAAATTGGATAAAACAGTAGTAGCCACCATTGAGTCTTCTGTTGGAGTGCGAGACGGCAGAAGTGTTTATCGTGTGAAATACGATGGCGGCTATTTCAATGCTGTTGTTCAGAATAGCTCTGATTCTTATTTACACAATATGGCTGTTTATGTAATGATTCCTGAGAGTGACTTTTCTAAAGAAAAAATTATTATTGGTCGCGCAAGCTCAATTGGCTCTGAGAAAAAATTAAATGTTGTCGCTGCCGCAGTAAATAACTTTTCTATTGTGGGTAAAAATGTTCTAGCGCCTGCAGGAGAACAAAAATCTTATGGAGTTCATTCATATCACAGTATTCAGGAAGAACAGTCTCAACGCGATTCTGTTACTCACAGATATTTACCTCTTTATCAAAATGGTAGCGAGAATAACTTATTAAAGATTTCTGAAGATAGCCTAAATACATATATTCAAGAATCTTCAGCGCTTATGATAAAGGGACAATTTAGAACAGCTCTCTCTGAAGTTCAAAAGAAATTAGGAACAGGACGCTACGGTATTGTTTTTACATTTGTATTTGATAATATGAGCGCAGGATTAGGCGAAACTCAAGGAGAAGTTTTTGATGCTCTTGCACCTATTATTACAGATGGAGAAAAAAGTCTCAAAGATTATGACAATGATTTTAACGCTTTATTAAATACTCAAATTACAGATGTTAATGCTTTAATAGCTCCTGAAACTGGTTATATTGACCAGTTGATAAATCATTTACAGGAACTTTATCGAGTATTTAATATAAATCATCCTGAACAAAATACTGATATTATTTCCAATTTAATGCAAGCATATCTTCTTCTATTGGATGAACTTATGCTTTATGGAAGCGTTGATGAAATCAAAGAGAACTATCTCTTTTGGAAAGAAACTCCAATTGGAGATAGGGGAGAAAAGTATGTATCATATTTCCTTGACTCAGACTCTATGATTGGCGTTCCATATGAATTTAATAATTGGAGTACACAATATACTGTTTTTGAATTAGATTTATCTACTTTCAAGCGTATTGATAGTATCATTTTATATAAAGATGGTTTCAATGAAAGCGCTACTTATGAACAGCAATGGCCTTTGAGCAACCCCGGTGGTCCTGATATATTCTGTCGCAATATAGAATTGTATGCGATGAAGCCGCTGGATAGCCAATCTGGTGATTATCAACTAAAAGTAGAAGCTCCTAATACAGGAACAATTCTTTCTTCACAAGTTGAAAAAGTAACTTTCAATGCAACTGTGACTCGTCAAATCTATGAAGATTTAACAACTAATAACTCTGTTACTTACTATTGGTTTAGAGAAAGCAAAGAAGTCACAGGAGCTGGCTCAGCTGGATACCACGCCTACGGCGGAGTTGGATGGGAGCATTTGAACTCTACTTCAACTTATGTTTTCTCTACAACATTGGCTGAAAATCGTGGATATAAAACAAATTATAAGTGTACTGCGATTTATGATGGTGGAGACGAGCAAGTTCTTCTAACAACTACTTTCGTTGTATACAACGCAAATGCAGAAACAGATATTTTCTTGGAATCCGATTTAGGAACCAACTTCAAATTTGACAGTGGTAGTCCCACAATCACGTGCCTAATTGAAAAAGATGGAGAGAAAAAAGAACAGAGCGGTTCTTTGGAATATCGTTACTGCTGGGCCATCGTAGACGAAAATGGACAAAGAACTTTCTTAAATGCAGAACAGACTATTGATTATTCGACTCTAAGTATTGATAATATCAATAGTTATATTAGTCAAAAGGCATTACTCAATGGCATTAAATTATATAATGGTGAAGAAGAAACGACCTCATTGACAGATGCGACTCGTATCAAATATCCTGTGATGAACGTTGTCTTGGACGCGCAAATTACTTTTGAATGTTATGTTGAACGTTTCTTTGATGATGGTTTCTTCCCTATCGGTTCTGCCACTCTTACTATTTATAATGAGGGGTCTGCAAGTCCAAATGACTATAGAATTATAATTGAGAATGATTCTCAGATATTCCAGTATGATGAATATGGGGATGCTCCTAATGCTAATAAAAAGAAAGACCCTCTTACAGTTCTTCCTATTCGCGCGAAACTAATGGCGCCAAATGGACTTGAAGTAACAGATACGAACTATCAGGTTCAGTGGATTATTCCAATAGAACGAACAATGGTAAATGTTCTTGAGACTATTGAAAGAAATCCTGCGACTGACCGACAAGAATTAGTTCGAGGACAAAATGTTTCTTTCTCTATCGCAGAACATTTTGACCCTGATGCAGAAAACAATCAGCTAATGG